GAATGTAGCTGCCTATGGCGATCTTGCGACTGCGGTCTCCAAGATTGGCTCTAGCCATCGAATGACTCTCTACATTACGTCGATCTTGCCGATTGAATCGGACGTAACCGTTACAGACAACATCGTCCTCGACTTCGACCATGGTCGAGGAATGCTCTCTCCCGCGGCGGGAGTGACGGTTACGATTGAAGGGGTCCTCAGGGCGGGGAGGTATCAGATATTTAGTGGGGATGGAAGTGTAAGTTTTGGAAGTGGTGCTGTTAGTGAACTATATCCAGAATGGTGGTACGACGGGAGCGGTGATTGGGGATCTGCATTGATTACTGCTGTAGAAACCTTATTTTCTATAGATGGTGGAGGAGCGTTGAGATTGTCTGGGAACTATACAATCTCAACTCCAGTATCCGTGACCCTTTCAAGTGTACATACTGGTAATAAAGCAATAAATGGATATGGGGCTAGACTAATTAGTAACCTTTCCTCTGGTTACATGATGTCTATTAAGGCGGAGGCTCTTGTCAGGAACTTCAGTATTAGAGGACTAATGTTTGTAGGTGGTTCCTCTGAAGACGGTGGACTAAAACTTGACGGTGGTGATGGTGGGTCTTCACAATGGCTCTATAGTTTTACCGTCGAAGATATAAGAATGGATGGTGTTAATGGCAATGGAGTTGAAATAACCAACAACACTTTTGAGGGAAGGCTAATAAATGTCGATATAAGAAACAGCTCCGAGACAACGGGATATGGAATTTATCTAAATGAGGGTACAACAGGTCATGTTTCATCTATCCATCTCATCGGATGTCAGACAAGTGGATACTACTACGGTGTATACGCTGCTAATCCTGTAAGTGATGTCCAGATCTACGGTGGCACTTACATTCTGGCACAGAAGGAAGGAATACACCTTGCAACTAACCAAGGACAGGGAGTCTTTGGAGCACACGTTGAGAATAATTGGGAAAGTGCTGGTTCTTTGGGGAATGGTGGCGCTGGTCTATTTATGTCTGGTAAAGGTGTGATATCTGGAGTGGTTGGAAGCACTAACAAGTATCAGCGTTATGTGGTGAGAACTTATGCCCCCTCTGGTGATACGATAACTGTCATCGGTGGGTATTATACTGGAGATATTGAATACTATTTAAAGAATGATAGCAATGTGAATGGCTCTGTTGAACTCATAGGTTCTCAGACTTACACGTCCATTTATGGCGCCGGTATAGTAAGAAGACGGGGCCTTGATTACCAAAAGTGCGTAACAGTAAGTACATCTGGGACCGGCGAAGATGATCTAATGTCATACTCAGTCAAGGGTAACTCGATGGGTATGTATGGAGGATTTAAAATTTTGGCAGCTGGAGTGAAGTCTGGCACTGCAGGCAATAAAACTATAAAGCTGTACTTTGGAAGCAGCTCTGTAACAGTCGTTCCAGCCTCTAATGATTTCTCTAATTGGAGAGTTGAAGCTTATATATTCAATAGATGGAGCACGGGAGCGCAAGCTATATCATGGGTGTCTTTTTACGGAACACATAGAGAGGAAGGTGTCAGTACGTTTAGTCAAGACACCACCCAAGATTTTACGATAAAGATGACTGGTGAGTGTGCTGATGCAGCAGATACAATCAGTCAAACATTATGGGTTGTTGAGAGATTTTAATGAGCAATACTATGTGTATAGATAATGACACGAAGCTAATACTGTCGTCTTGTGCTACAAGCACAAGGATGATTGCTAAAAGCTATGCTACTACACTACAACTGGCTTAGACACAAACTTATGACGAGCAAACAAAATGCCACGAGAAATCATACTACATAAAGACCGACAACGACTCGACGTAGACGAAAACAAGCGCCGCGAACTCGCTTCATGGCTCTCAATCGAACTTGAAGACGCCTTCTCGTCACGGTCTGCACTTGAAGCGCAATGGCGTGAGGACCTACGTATCTACGAAGGCATCCCAAAGCGAGAAGTGAGCGACTTTCCTGTCGAAAACGCCCCAAATATCGAACTCACTCTTGCTGCTCTTGCTGCCGATTCCATCTACGCCCAGGCGATCGACCTCATCTACGGCACCTCACCACTTGTCACCTGCCGTCCAGTACCAAAGCAGCGCGACGATAAGGACACGATCGACGATTGCAAAGCGATCCAACGTTTCGTCAACTGGATCGCCGAGAACGAAGCGAACCTTCGCGCGCCGAGTGAGGACATGGTGCTTGATGATGTCCAACTCGGCACAGGCGTTCTCTACATTCCTTGGATAGAGAAGCAGAAGAAGACTCGCACGGCTAGAATCATCACACGGCAGCCCGTTATCTACTGTGTGCCAGTTGAAGACGTAATTGTTCCTGGCGGAAGCCAGGGCGATATCGAAAAGCTACTTTGGATTGGTCTACGCTTTTGGCTCACGAAAAACGAGATCATCGGGCGCGGCAATCAAAACGGCTGGGACATCGACGGCGTTCAGTCTGCCGGTGCAAAAGATTGGGTACGAACGCGACGTGAGATTCTTGGTCGGCAATACGAAGGCGTCACGCGTAAGGGCGATCTCTATGACATCTACGACATCTACTGCTTCTACGACATCGACGACGACGGCATAGACGAAGACCTCTACGTCGTCTACAACCACACCGGCAGAAAAGTACTGCGCGTTGACTATAATCCCTTCGACCGACGACCGCTCGTAAAATGCGTCTACCAACGTCGCGCACACCTTTTCTATGGCCTTGGCGTGGTGCGCATGATGAAGCCATACCAAGAGCATCTGTCTGACTTCTTCAATTGGCAATCCTTGAACGCTTTGCTCGCTAATTGCCGCATGTGGGCTACGAAAGAGGGCGTCGTGCCGGACAACATGAAAATCTGGCCAAATAAGCAAATCCCGTGCAAGGACCCGACCAGCGACATCAGAGAACTTCGTATGAGCGACGTTTACAGCTCAAACTTCCATCTCATGGCGATGTTGATGCAGTTCGGCGAAAAGCGTGTAGGCGTCAACGAAATGTCCTTGCCGCGAGCGTCGCAGGTCCTTGGCAGCCGCACGCCAGGTATTACAGCGCTTTCGCTACTACAACAAGTAAACAAACGCTTTACTCCAGCTTTCGACGACGTTCGACAGACAATCGCTGCGGCACTGCGCCAATGTATTTATCGCTATCAAGAACGTCTACTCGCTGGCGATAGAACGGCTGAGGAACACATCATTAGAGTTCTTGGTGCGGAGGACGGCACTCGTGTTGTCAACCTCTTACGCGACAAATCGTTTGACGAGCACATCGTCGTCGAACTCACGGCATCGTCTGCCACGGTCAACCGCGAAGTCGATCGGCAAAACGCCATCATGCTCGTCAACATCTTGGCAACGTACTACCAACGCACCCTTGAACTCGTGGCCATCGCCTCGAATCCACAGACGCCGCCGGAGGTACGCGAGGTCGCGAAGAAGATCGCCTCTAGCGCTGGTGAGATCATCGACCGTACGATACGCACCTTCGATCAAGTACGTGACCCTGCGGCGTTTATTATCGAGGTCGAAGAGACGCTCGACAATATCGAAGGCGTGAGCCAAGAAGGCTTACAAGGTTTGATGGAAATGCTTGGACCGTACTTTGCTAGAGAACAGCAACCTCTTGAAATTTCAGGGAGCGTACAGTAATGGCACGACCGACCTGGATAGACCGTATGCTTATGCACAAAGCTCTACGCAACAGTTTCTTCGAAGAACTTGAAGAGCGTAAGGCTGACGCATTGGTCGAGATGGCCGAATGCGTCGCGAAGTACGACTTCAATGGTGCTCTCAAAGCAGAGGGCAAACGTGAAGCTTACGACCTACTCCAATACATGGTACGTATGTACGAAAATGAAGAACAATCCAACGAAGCTTTTCAAAAGAAAGTGAAAGGAGGTAAGTAAGTATGTGGGGTGACAAGAACAAAAATGCGAAGAATCAACCGCAACAGGGTCAACAGCAGCAAGGCCAATTGCAGCAACAGAATCAACAGGCTCAAGGGCAGCAAGGCCAGCAAGATCAAAAAGGTCAGTCGCAGCAGCAAACACAACAGAGTCAGCAACAGTCTCAAGTTCAGGTGCCCGAAGGCCATGTCATTATCCCAAAGGACCAACTTGAGGCCATCACGAAGCGTCTGGACTACTTAGAACAGCGTGGTCCGCAGTTTGCTGAGTCGCAGCACGTTCAGCAGCCTCAGCTACAAACACCGCAAATTGACACGCAGTTAGAAGAGATCGACAAACAGATCATCGAGATCGACAAGGAAATCGACAAGCGTGTAGAAGAGGGCAAGCCATATTCCGACTTGTCTCGTAAGCGTGATCTGCTCGTTGACAGAAAAGTCGAGCTACGCTTCAAAGCTCAGCAAGAACAGTTTGCCTCACAGGGCCTACAATTGATTGAGCAGCTCACCGACGAGGTGGTCACGCAGAAGATGCCTCATTTGAACCTTGTACGTAGGGATTACGAACAGATTCTCGCCTCGATGCCACCGGAGGGCCGTGCCAGCCCAAAGGCTAAACTTGCCGCCTACAATCTCGCTGTAGGCCAAAACATGGACAAGATTCTTGAGCTTGAGCGTGAGAAGATCCTCCGCCAGGCGACTGAAACACAACAAACGAATGATATGGGCACTGGCGGCACTGGGCGTGACCACGACACCGGTGGCGGTGGCGGAGGTGAGCAATTACCGTCTTTCGAAGAATACTTCGGTCGTGACGCCTTGGACGCTCTACGTGCCAAGGGTCAGACGCCTGATGAATACGCTAGATCGCTCGGTTTCGAGAGCGCTGATGCTTACGTCAAATTTGCTCTCGAAATGGAGACTGGAGAAGGAGGGACGGCATGAGTAAGAAAAAGCAGAAGAAAGACAACGTAGACGAAACACGTGTACTGTTCGAGGATGAGGTTGACAAGATCGAACCTGATCTGCCGCCTCCAGGTTACAAGCGTGACGAAGAACTCAAGCGTCGTCAGGACGAATTAGAACAGAAAGCTGAAGAACTTGCCGCGGAGACCGGCAAGGAGCGCATCGACCCTAGCAAGCTCAAGCCAGACCGTGAGATTCAGTACTACATCCAGCGCGACATGCTGGAGATCTCTAACCCCGTGCCTGGCTACATCTATTGCTGGGTCTACACTGGTCAAGGTGGTCACTTCGTCTGGACAAAGAAGGCGCAGGGTTGGGAGGTTGTCCAAGGCGATATGCCTGAGTGCCGCGAGGCTATGATCAAGGAGGACACTACGCGGCGCATAGGCGACGTTATCTTGATGCGTATTCCTGAAGAAGTTTACGCAGCTATTGAGGCGCGCGAGGAAGAGAAGCGCCAGAGACAAGAGTTCTCTGTTACTGCCGAGCTGCAAGAAATCGGCAGGCGATACCCACGCGTCTTCACGGTCCACGAAGACCTTTCCAAGGTTCAATTCGGCGGGCGTACTCTCGCCGACGTGATGGAGAGGAAAGCCGCGCATGCTACCGCGCGTCGTATGGCAGCCAAACGCGTGGCCATGGAAGCAATTGACCGAAAACTTCGTGAAGGTACTGTGCCAGGAATGGAAGTGCCTGGCGCGAAGTAGTGGAGGCACTAAAATGTGGCGCAAGTTATGGTTTGACGATGAAGTAGAGCGCAAGATACGACATCTCATTAGTGCAGGCGTTGTGCAGTACGACGCTGAGAAAGGCCGTTTGGTGCCCGTTGCCCAGGCAAATTACGACACCAATTGGCTCTTCTTTGGCTATACCGTTGGCTCGCGTGATTGCCTACTTTGGCACACGATTATGTTCAACGTCTTCGGCCTTGTGCCGTCGTTCTGCCGTTTGCACTGTTGGAAGGTCGTTATCAAACCACGTACTGTAAAAGAATTGATTCAGTTCTACGGGCTCGCGCAAGCTATTCCATATCTCTATGGCTTCATCTGTCCGCTCCATGGCAAGTGTGGCATCGACACACGTTACTATACCAACGTTCCCTACGACGCTTTTGTCTACTGCACCTCCAAAGAGGAAGGATTAGAAAAGTACGAGATCATTCGCGACGCCTGTAATAGATATCTCGAAGATGGTGAAAACATCGACGTTATACTTAAGCGTTCTTGCACAGAGTTTGAACGCGCTCTCGGCCCAACCAGCAACTCCGAGGTCTGGGACCAAGTACCTCCTGACGAGCTTGAACTCGAACGCAAGATCGCCGATATCTTTGACGGCTTGAAACAATCTTCTGTCCAGCCTGATTGGCAGAAAAACAAAACCATTCTTCATTGGTGCAAATTCGCCAACACTTTCGGCGATAGGTCCTACGTCGATCTCTTCGGTGAGGACATCCTTGACACGGTTCACGCCGTTACATATCATAGTAAAGGAGGTGATGCACAAGAGGCTAACTTGGTATCTAGGGTCTGCGTCAAGTATGACCATGCCAATACTTCAACGAAAGGAGGTAAAGAGTAAAAATGGCACAGGCAAAAACACGAATTATGCCATTCAGCCACATGGGGCTTTCGTCTACACCTAGAATGGTCGGTCCACAGAAGGCGAGTTCTAGCTACAAGCAGGGAGCACCTGTGATCGTAGATGCAAACGGCTACGTCGCTTCGCCTTCTACAACCAGCTCCACCGGCGCGAGCAGTAAGCTGACCGTCGTGACGAAGGCCAAAAAGATCACGGGCTTTGTTGCTGAAGACGGTGCGAACAGCGCCAGCAAGACCAGTGATGTTGGATTGGTTCGTGCCCAAGAAGGAGTGGAGTTCATCGGCCACTTAATCTCGGCTACATCGCCAAGCTCAAACGCAAAAGTTGCCCAGACAGACTTAGGAGCACTGTATCCCCTTGCGAAACATGCTTCCGATTCTCATTGGGGTATATGTAAGCAGACTTCTAGCATCTCATCCGTAGCGAGTGTCGTCTCTGGCCGCGTGACAAGGCTCATTGACGACATCGGCACTGTAAACGGTCGAGTTGCCTTTGAGATACCTGGCTCCTTTGTGTCCTTGGGCGCATAATTGGAAAGGAGGTGAACTAGATGCCTACAAGTAGGGGTGCAATCGCAGCGCTTATTGCGCCGAATTTGCGGAAAGTCTACGTAGACACTGGGAAAGAGCGTCCGCTCGAATATCCCCTTGTCCACAACGTAGACGACATGGAGTGGAACCCGATCACCGACCAACAAGTCAGCGGCCTGGGTACACTGCCGCCTAAACCTGAAGGTACTCAGTTCGGCATGGACGACATCATCATGGGCGGTAGCAAGTCTTACACCGCAGAGCCGTTTGGCTTGGCCGTCGAGATCACCTGGGAGGCATGGCGAGATGAGCTGTACGGAGTCATGCGAGAAATGGTTGCGTCGCTTGCACGGGCGTCTCGCAATCGTCAGGAGGTGAGCGC